GTAGCGAAGCTAAAAATAAGAAATGCCATTATTCACATGCAGATGCAAATTTTGTTTGATATTCGGATGATTGTAGAAACAATCAGTAGGTCGGGCATTTATGCCCGACTGAAACCCATTAAGAAAAACCCACCCTATCCATCAAGATAAACGGGATAAAGCGGGATAAATCAAAACGAAGCGGGATAGGAAATTGTAACAGCGTTGCACAGAGTGAAACAAAAAGCGGACTGAAATATGTCCGCTTTTTTGTGTGTTGGCGATTGGGTTACACACCATGCGCAAGGGCATCTTTGACCACGTCCAGTATGCGGGTTGCGCCGCCTGCTTGCAGTTCGCCGTTGGCATTGATGGGGAGATAGGGGCGGGCGGGAATGGTTACGGATTGCTTGCGGGCAAAGCGTCCGTTGCCGAGCGGTATCATCAGGTAGGGGGCGTTTTGGGCGTGGATTTCGCCGCCGATGTGGTGGATGGCGGCGTAGATTTTGTTGGTGCCGATTTGGGCGGTTTGGGCGGTGGCAAGGGTGTGGATACTGGCGGCGAGTTGTCCGCTCAGTTGCAGTATTTTGCCGCCGCGATGGGTGGGCTGCCACGGCTCGTTGCCCCAGCTTTCGTTTTCAAAGTTGTCTTCGGTTAGGCTCAGCAGCTCGGCGGCGATGCCGTGCATCATGGGCTGGCGGTGGCGCAGGTTGCCGAGTAGTTGGTTGAGCCCGCGTTCTACGTCTTGGCTGTTTAAAGTGATGGTGAGCATGGTTTCAGGCTGCCTGTTGCTGCTGTTATTGCTGTTGTTCTATTGGTTCAATCCCAATAATTCTGCCACCCATTTCAACTGTGCCAACGTGAGCGCGTTGCGGAATTTCTCTTGCTTCATCATTTCTTTCACTGCGACTTTGGCTAATTCGGGCGGGGCGGACTGGGCTTTTTCTATGGCTACTCGGGCGGTGCGCTGCAAAAAGGTTTTGCCTTGATTGGCGTTAAAGCCTGCGCTGGGGGCGGCGAATGTGCCGTCAGGCAGCCTGAAACCTGTGCGCTGGGCGTAGCGTTCTTCGCCTGTGGCGGGGTTGGTGCCGATGTCCACGATGATGCTTTCCAGTTTGGGCGATGGTTGCACCAATGCTGCGCCTTGACTGTGCGATAGCGGGCGCACACGGCAGCGGCAGCGGTAGTCCAACGGCGGATACAGCGTGTCCCACACGGGGTCATCGGCGGCGAATACTTGCCCATGCAGCTTGCGGTGGGCTTCGCGCACTTTGCCGTCGTTGACGGTTACATATTGCCAGTAAGGGTGGGTGGCAATGGCGGCGGTCATTTCGGCGTAGCGTCCTGCCATGTAGGCGGATTGCAGATTGGTCAGGTAGATGGTTTTTAGGCGGTAGGGGCTGCCGAGTTGAACGTTTTGCAGCTCGCCTGTGTCGGGGTTGGGCACGGCTTGTTTGCCCCACCAGCCTTTTTGTTGCAACACGGGGGTGAGTTGGCGTTTGAAGTCGCTGAACGTTTGTCCGCTTTCGGCGGCTTTGAGCACGGCTTGGTAGATGTCGGTGGCTACGTCTAGCTCCGCGCTTTTGGCGATGGTAAAGGCGGAGACGTGGGCATCGTCCAGCATATCTTGCCAGTCCCAGCTTTCGGCGATATGCTTTTGTTTCAGGTAGGCGATGGCGTTTTTAGGCTGCATTTGAAACAGCGCGGCGATTTCGGTTGGGTTCATGGTTTACTCTCCCGCCAATTCCGCTTGCGCTTCCAATCGCCCAACTACATCGGCAAGAAAAATCAGCCGTGCCAACTCGTCTTGCAGGGCGGTGTGGTCTAGCTTGGGATAGGCGGCAGCAAGCTGTTGCAGTACCGCTTCGGGCGTTGCGCCATTTTTCAGGCTGCCTATCAGTTCATGGGTTACATCGGGCGGATTGGCTTTCAGGCTGCCTGAAACGGCGGTTTCCATAATGTGCGGAATGTTTGCCGCTTCGTGGTGTTCGTGATGTGAGTGGGGCTCGGCGAAATTTAGGCTGCCTAAATCATTTTCAGGCTGTCTTTCAGTTGGCAGCAAATCGCCGTCTTGGAAACCGTAGGCGCGGGCAAAGTATTCATTGCTGAACCGTGCGCCAATTTGGTGCAGGTGGTAATCGCGCTGGGCAAGCTCGGTTGAGCCGTATTCTTCGGCTTCGTACAACACGAATTTGGGGCGGGCGACATCGCCGAAATTGAGTTCGCAAATCCAGTCAATCAGCTGATTGATGGCGGCGGCAACCAATCGGCTGTCGCTGTCGCGAATATCGTCGGTCACTTCCAGCCCTGCGGTTGCGCTGGCGTGGTTGGTGTTGGCTTCGGTGGTTTGGTCTTGCCCGAGCAGCGCGATGTTGATTTCGCTGCGGCAATAGCGGATAAGTTTGTCGTAGGCATCGACCGATGCGGCTTTGCCGCTGGCTTCGTGGATTTCCACGCTGGAATCGTTTGGAATGGTGCCGACGGCGTTGCCGACTAGGGCTTCCAGCGCGTCCAGCAATTTGTTGGTATCGGCATCGGTATTACTGCGCGGCTCTTTGCCAATCAGCCACGGGCTGCCGTATTTTTGCGTGAACTCCGCCCAGAATTTTAGCCCTGCGCGTTTAAAGGTTACCGCCCAAAACACCAAGCCCAAATCGCCCAAGCCGTAGGGGTTGGCGTAGCTGGCTTCTTGGGTGGGGCAAAGAAATTTGTAGGCGGGCAGCGGCGCGGCGGTTGCGCCGTTTTGATGGAAATACAGTTGCGCGTCATCGTCAAAGCCGAACCATTCGGGCGGTTTGGCGATGATGCGTTCAGGCAGCCATAAACTGCCGCGCTGCCAGATGATTTCTATGGGCTGATAGCCGAATAAAGTGGCATTTAAGATGTCTTTAATCAGGCGGTCTAGGTCGTGTTGTGCTAAGGCAGCCTGAATGGTGTCGCGTACGTTTGGCGGCACATCATCGCCATCCAACCGCCATTGCAGGCGTGCCACCACGGCTTTGCGGCGGCGCACTTGCCCGCCGACTAATGGGTCGCGCAGCAGTTCGCGGTACACGTCAATTTGTCGCCCGAGTTTGCGGAGTATGGGGTCGGGGTTGGGCAGCCAGCCGCCAAAACCGCTCATGCCGAAGCGGGAGAGTACGGCGATTTGGCTGGATAGCTGCTCGGCTGTGGGGGCGATGGTGCCGTCTGGGGTTTTGAGTTTGATGTGGGGTTTCATGGGGGTTCTTTCGTTTTCTGCCTACGCTTACGCTACGGCATACCCTTTTATACCCAAATCAAAGATTTGGACAAAAGGGCAAGGCTGCCTGAAATCAATAGCCATTGGTCAATCTACTTTCACGGCGTACCGCGCGGCTGGCAACCCGCACCGCTCCGATATTGAGTTCACGGCTGGCGTAGTGCGCCAAAACCAGCGCGATGGCGGTGTCGCCGTGGCGTTTGTTGCCGTCCTGCCCGCGCGTGCGGGTGTCGGGAATGCGCGGCACGCCCTTAATCAACTCAAAGGCGCGTAGGTCAGTCAAAATGTCTTCGTCGCGTGGCAGTTTGTCCAGCGTGCCGTCTTCCAGCGCGGCTTTAAACGGCGCGGTGTGGGCGCGATACCAGTTTTCCGACAGCATCACGGCTTGCACGCGCTCGCCGCCGAATTGGTCTTGCATCGCTTCGGCAAGGTATTGTCCGTTGCCGCGCGCGTCCAAAGCCGCGCCGAGCAGGTTGGGCAAGCCGCTGAACAGATAGGCGCAGATTTGCTCTTGCTGTTTAAACGGCATATTGCCCAGCTCCAAGATAAACGGCGTGTAGAGATTAAGATTTTGCTGGCGGATTAACGGCACAATCGCGCTGCGGTCGCCGTTGCGGGCGAAATCCACGCCAACAAAGCTGTGGCGGGTGTTGTCCAACGCGGCTAACAGCGGTTTCAGGCTGCCTGAAAGCCAGTCCGCCACTTCGGCGGCGCGTTGGTGTTCGGGCAGCAGCGCAAAATCATCTGTTTGGTCGTAGCGCAGCACAGGCGTGTAGGGCGACATTCGGCTTTCTATCAGGGCGCGGTTCAGCCATTTGCCGCCGCCGTTTTTGGGAATGCAGTCCAACTCTTCGGCAGCGTCTTCGCCGTAGGATTGGCGGATTTCTGCCACCCATGCGGCTTCACCTTCGGCTGTCCATTCTATGCCGCGCCGCAGGCAGATGCGTTTATACAAGCCGTCTGCGAGCGCATCATCAAAGGTGATGCGGTGCACAGCGTAGGGCTTTTTGCCTGCACGGCAGTCGGTAATCAGCTCGTTAAATGGGTTATCCACGCCGTCATGGGTGGAGATGATGTGCACCTGCCCGCCCCACATCAGCAACGCCATTGCGGCTTTGAGTAGCTCGGGCAAGTCGTCATGGAAGGCGGCTTCGTCAATAATCACGCGCCCTTGCTTACCGCGCAGGTTGTTGGGGCGGCTGGACAGCGCGGTGATGCGCCAACCGCTTGCAAAGCGAATCACAAACGCCAACACCGCCTGCTTGTCGTCGCCATCGGCAAACACTTCTTCCGTCTCTTCCACTTCATCTGCCGCCAAGCCGTAGAACTTCGCCCAGTTGCCACAGTCGTGGATAAACTCCAACGCCATGTCTTTGTTGTAGCCGATGTACCAAACGTTCATGCCGCTGGTTTGCGCTGCCAGCAATGCGCTGTCCGCCGCCTCGCCCCACGATAAGCCGATACGGCGCGATTTTTCGCACACTTTCACATACGCGGGGTCGGCAATCCAGCGTTGCTGATAGGGCAGCAACACCATCGGCGTGCGGTTATCGTTGGGCGGATTGTGGTTTTCAGACTGCCTATTCATGTTGCAATCCCCAAAATCTGTTTACGGATTTGCTCGGCGGTGTCGTGCGACAGCCCGCCTTTTTTTATCGCCTGCGCCACTTCATCGGCGGTGGCTTGGGCGCGGGCTTTGACTTTGCCTTGATACTCTTTTAGCCGCGTGCTGGCGGAAATCAGCCCCGCGATGCGTTTCGCGCCTTCGCTAATCAAATCAAACCGCTCCATTGGCGGCAGTTCTTCATCGGGCAGCTCGCCGATTTGCACCAGCGCGTCAAACAGCTCGGTCTGCACCATTGCCATTAGGGCTTCGCTGCGGGTGTCGCCTTCGTCTGCCGCACCTTCGGCAATCAGCCGCGCCGCTTCGGTGCTGGCTTTGATGCTGGCAAAACGCCGTTCCACCTTTTGCCCATAGCGGTGCACGGCGGAACGGCTGATTTCGTAGCCCTGCGCGGTCAGCCAGTCTGCCAGCGCGGTGTAGTTGGCAAAGCCGTTTTCGGACAGCTTGCGCTCCAAGCTGTGGCGCACGGCTTCGGGCAAGGCATCTATGCTGCTGCGGCGTGCCATGTTAGCTCTCCCAGTATTTTGGCGGGCGGGCGATGCCTGCTTCGCAATCAATGGTGTACTCGGCGATGTCCACGCCCAAGCGTTTTAAATCGGCAAACCACATGCCGCTGGGCTGCTTGACCAGTTCCACCAAGCGACGGTCTTTCAGATAGTCCAGCTGCTGGCGCAATTCTAAGGCGGTGGCATCGGGATAAATCCCGCGCATCACATCCAGCAAAAACACTTCGCTGGATGTGTAGGGGCGGGCTTTGTTGAGTGTGTTAATCAGATGCCAGCGCATACCTTCGCGGCGTGCCTTTTCGTTCATGATTTTTTCACGCTTTCTATTTTGTAAAGGTCGGTTAGGGTTTTGTGTATGCCGTCCATCTTGGCTTCTAACACGGCTTGGTTGCGGATGTAGTCGTCGCGCAGCACATATTCGCGCGGCAGGGCGGCTTTGAGCGCGGCGAGTTCTTGTCGGATTTCGTCGCGCTCGCGGGCGGCTTCGCGGTTGGTGTCGGATATGGTTTTGACCCAAAACCACAGCGCGGCAGTGAGCATACTGGTTAAGCCGCCGATTAGGGTTTCTACGTTGAGTGGGTTCATGGTGTGTCCTTTGCGTTCAGGCTGCCTTGCTGCCGCCGATACCACGCCTGCCAGCCTGAAACCTGTGCGGCGAGTTTTTGGCAATACGCGCCATAGCGCACGGCGTGGTCTAGCAAATGTTGGGGTGAGCCGCTAGCGGGACGCTCTGGGCGTTCGTGCACTGCCAGCAGCTCGGTGGAAACGGGTGGGATTTCAGGCTGCCTAATCGGCGGCGTAGCCAAAGGCGCGGTTGTAGAGCTGCAGGCTGCGCTCGCCAATGCCGTTGTAAGCAGTAGTGCCTTGGTTATCGTGTTGCGTGGCATGGGGGATTTCCTTGTTCAATTCATGTTGCCGTTTATCTAGCTGGGCGTGGACGGCGGCAAGTTGCTCGCCCTGTTGCTGCGCCCATTGCTGCGCCGCTTGTTGCTTGGCAAGCGCATCAGCGAGAGCGACGGAATAGGCTTGCTGCGCTTGCAACTTCTCATCGGCGTATTGGTTTTTCAAAACCAGCGTCGCTGCATGGCACGCGCTTTGCGCCACGGCATAGCCCGCCCATGCCGACAAGGCGCAGGCAATCACAAAACCCACGCAGGCAGCCCCACCAATAAAACGGCTACGGTATTTATTCCAAATTGTCCACATCGCTTTGCCCTTTGTTAATCTGCGCCACCTGCGGCACGGCGGCGATGCCGCGTTTAATCAGCGCGTAGCCGCCGACCATGCCGCCGTATGCCCACCATAGCCACTCGGGCGCGTTTTCTGTTTGAATAAATTTGTAGGTCATGCAGGCGGCGGTGATGTTTGCCCACAGTTTGGTGTGGCTGATTTGTCCTGTGGCGGGATTGGCGATTAAGCCTGATAGCCATTTGAGTAGCTTCATTATCGTTTCCCTTTGCGTTTAGCCCGCCACGCCGCTGCTACGCCGCTGTGGCGATGTTTACGCAGCGCAACACCGCCCAATGGGTGCGGCTGCGGGCGCGGTCGGCTGGGTTCTTTTAAAGTCAGTTCAGGCGATGGCGGCGCAAGACTGGTTAGGCTTAATGCCACCAGCGCACCCAATACAACAGAGTGCCGTTTCATTTTCAGGCTGCCTCCTAGCGTTCGTTGCGCGAAACCTGCCCATTGCTGTCCAACAACGGCAACTCAAAGCGTTCAGGCTTGGGCGCGGATTTGCGTCCATCTGCCCAATCCAGCCCCACATAGCCCGCCACGCGGCTCATCGCAAACGGCTTAATGTTCACCGCATCGCCCTGATTGCCACCCAGCACCATTAAATTGCCCTGCTTATCCTTACCCACCACAAAGCCCACATGCCCGCCGCCCGCGCGGTCAAAAACGACTACGCAGCCATAGGCAGGTTTATCCAAGCGCGTGCCCGTGTTCAGCCAGTCTTTGGCGCGATACCAATGCTGCGGCAGGGCGCGTTTCGCTTCGCGTGCGCAATGGGCAACGAATGTGCCGCACCACGGCGTTTCGTCGTCTTGCCACCATGCGCCCAGCGCAATCAGCCAGTTGCGGATGGTGCTGTTGTGCTGCTTGCCTGCGATTTCGCGTGTGCCGATTTCGCGGCGGGCAACGGCGAGCCATGCCAGTTCGGGGAGTTGGGTAGTGGTTTTGCTCATAAAAAAATCCCTATAACGGTTGTCGTTATAGGGATTATCGGGTTTGGGGGTTTAAAGGGCTTTTAATGCGCTTTAAAAAAGGTGTGGGGTTATTTACGTTTGTTTTTGGTTTGAGAAGTATCTTGATCGGGCTCGGCATAAAGCATAATGGGCGTAACTTTACTTATCAGTACCCCATATTTAACACCGTTTTCTACAAATTTTTCTTTACCCGCGTTTTCGTCATTCGGTTTTTTGCTAAAACGCTCAATGGTATTGGCTAACATTTTAATCACTTTGCCGCCTACGGTTTTCTCGCCGTTGTCTCCAGCAACTGCCGCCAGCATGATTGCAGCAGCCCCGCTGTTTTGAATGTTTTTAACGCCATCGTTAGAACCGACCATATTAACCATAACGCTGGTGATTTTACTGGTTGTTGGGTCAACGGCTACAACTGCGGAAATATCATTATCAAGCCGAATAAGATGCACTTTTCTGATGTCGCCCTCTCCCGATTTTTCAAGCTCGGTATTATCGGGGATGGCAAAAGGTAAATCGGCAGATTGGAAATCCGTTATTACCCTGCTTTTCCATGTTTCAAAATCCAATCCTAAATGTGCAACTGGTTGTTCTATTGGTTTTGCTTCACTTGATTTCGCCGCACTTGCTGCAACAGGCTTGCTGGCAACTTGTGTTGGAACAGGTGTTGCGGCAGGTTTGGAAGCAGAAATCGGAGCAGATGCTTGTTCTGGCTTGGTTTGAGATGCTGCTTGCGGATTGCCACTCTGCTCGGCGGGTTTGCCTAGATCGGGGAATGCCAGCACGGCAACAATCATACAAACAATGGCTGTGATGCTGAAAATTGTCAAGCCAGCCAAATGGCGCACGAAAAATCCCTTGCCGTTTGCGCCCAGTTTTTTGGCAACCCGCTCCCAAGCAAATGCGGCAATAACAAACACTATCAAAAATATCAAAACTTCCATGTTGCTTCCATTATCTAAGACATTAAAAAATCATGTTATTTAGCGAGACCCAATCTCGGCTTTTTTCTCTGTGCTGTTTATCACTGGGATTGCGTTCCCCGTTTACGTTCCAAAATATCTTTCATCTTGATTATCTTCGGCAGCTTTTTTCTCTTGGGTTTTTGCTACGCTCAAAATAACGAATTTGCCGCTATCTGTTGTCTGACGGTAGTTGGCTAACAGTTCTTGCTCATCTTGGGCTAATTTGTCTCTTTCATTTTCAGGCTGCTTCAAAGTAGAAGTGGCAGCTTCATCGCTGAATAAATAGCCAACATCAAATCCAGCATCTTTCAAGAGGAAAATTATTTCCACAGAAGGCACATTTAAAGCCCTTTCATAATTTCCCCACATTCTGACCGTAATTCCGCATATTTCAGCGACTTGCATTTGAGTCAGCCCTAGTTTTTTTCTTTCAGATTTCAATTTGTTAGCAAAACAGGCAATATTTTTCACAAACAATCCTTGCATAAAAGGAAATATTTTTCCTATAATTCACACATCGGGCAGCATTAACCCTGATTTAGTACGCGGATAGTGCTGCATTTTATCATAAATGAAAAGGGCTAAACATGAGCATAAGTGTTGAAAAATTAAAAGAAAACTTTGAGCGAAACGGTAAAACTTTGGCGCAGTGGGCGCGTGAAAACGGCTATACGCCGCGCGATGTTTATTTGGTGATCGGCGGGCAGCGCAAAGGGCGTTATGGCAAAGGGCATGAAATCGCTGTAAAGCTAGGCTTAAAGGAGCAGCCCAATGGCAACCAGTAAAAAAGGCAGCCGCATTTTGCGCGTGTTTAAGGCTTTGGAAGCGCACCCGATTATCGGCATCAGCAATAAGGAATTGGCGGAAGGCTTGGGCATATCAGCGGTGCATGTGAGCCGTGACTTGGAAGATTTAATCGCCGAAGGCTTGGTTGCCAAGCTGGATAACGGCAATTTTGCGTACAGCATTAAAACCTTGCAAATCGCCGAGCGGTTTCGCAAACAGCAGGAACGGCTGCAAAGCAGGATTGCCGAGATTGGCAGACGGGTTGGTGTTGATTGATGGATTTCTAATTTCCTGACGTAAGGAAATTAGGAACGTTTGAAAAGTCCTGACGTAAGGACTTTTGGGAAATTTTGAAATGTGCCGACGTTGGCATGTTTGGAGAGTGAAAAAATGGAAGTATTAGACAAAGAACAAACAACGCTGGCGGATGTAACCGCCAATCAGAATTATCAAGCCGCGCATAGCCTGATGGTGATGGAACAATGGGCAAACGGTGAAATTTATGACGAAGCCACATGGATTGAGCGCGGTCGCCATGCGGTTCGGCAAACAATGGAGGGAATGTTTGAGCTGGGGCGTGCTTTGATTGTATTGAAAGAACACACGGAGCGCGGGAGGTTTATGGAAATTGTGAAGCGTGAGTTTGGTATTGGGCATAACGAAACCGCCCGCCTAATGGCTGCCACCCAGCGCTTTGCCACCCCGCAAATGCAAAAAGCCGCGCCCAAGCTGATGGATTTGGGCAAAAGCAAGCTGCTGGAACTGTTGGTAGAGGAAGACGTTACCTTAATCGGGCTAGCGGAGGGCGGAGAAGTGAACGGCATGACGCTGGACGATGTGGACAGAATGACGGTGCGCGAGCTGCGTGTGGCGTTGCGCGAAAACCGCGAAGACGCGCAAGCCAAGGATAAGGTGTTGGCGGATAAAAACGCCAAGATTGATGAGCTGGCGGAGAAGCTGGAAAAGGCGAAAAAGAAAGGTGGCGTGAAAGAGCCGAACCCCGCTGATGTTGCCAGCGAGCTGCACATGGCGGTGGGCGCGAAAGAAGTGGCAATCCGCAGCCAGCTGGCGCAGTTGGGCGATTATTTTGCGCAGATGGCGGCGCACGAAGCAGCGCATGGTTTGTCGCATCGGGCGCGGATGGCGGGGGCGTTGAACCAAATTATCATGGATTGCCAGCATCTGCGCGACCAGTACGCGCTGCCTGAAAGCGCGGACGATGACGGCGTGCCTGAATGGTTGCAGCCTGAAAGCGAGTAGCCATGAATGCGGTGTTAAACGAGCGGTTACGCGCCATTGCCGCGCAGCTGGACACCCTGCCGCGCGGCGGCAAAACCGAGTTTATTCGGGCGCAGGCTGCCAAGCTGAATATGAGCGCGGCAACGCTTTATAAGGAGCTTGACCGTGTGCGGATAAAAGCTCCGCGCAAACGCCGCGCTGATGCGGGCAAGACGGCGTTAAGCGAGCGCGATGCGCAGATGATTTCCGCGCTGCTGATGGAAACCATGCGCAAAAACGGTAAGCGATTGATGACTGTGGAAAGGGCAGTAGAAATGTTGATTGCGAATAACGAAATTGACCCTGTGCGGGTAAACAAGGAAACAGGCGAAGTGAACACGCTGTCGGTGAGCGCGATTACGCGCGGTTTGCGGAATTACAAACTGCACCCCGACCAGCTGTTGCAGCCTGCGCCTGTAACCCGATTGCAAAGCCTGCACCCGAACCATGTGTGGCAGATTGATGCGAGCGTGTGTGTGTTGTTTTACCTGCCGCGCACGGGCAAGGACACTGGGCTGCGGATTATGCGCTCGGACGAGTTTTACAAAAACAAGCCGAAAAACGTGGTGAGCATTGAGCAAGACCGCGTGTGGCGGTATGTGGTAACCGACCATTGTTCAGGCTGCCTGTTTGTTTGGTATGTGTTTGGCGGCGAGAACAGCGAAAACTTGTGCGAAACCTTTATCCAAGCGATGCAACCCAAGGCGGATAGGTTGAAAGACCCGTTTTGCGGCGTACCCAAATGCGTGATGCTTGACCCTGGTTCGGCGAACACGGGACATGGGTTTAAGCACCTGAACAAACAGCTGGGCGTGGAAGTCATCATCAACAAGGTGGGCAATCCGCGTGCCAAGGGGCAGGTGGAAAACGGCAACAACCTAGTAGAAACGCTGTTTGAAAGCAGCCTGAAAATGGTGCAGGTGCATTCTATTGATGAGCTGCAAGCCTATGCCAACCGCTGGATGCGTTATTTCAACAGCGAGCGCAAGCATAGCCGCCACGGCATGAGCCGTTATCAGGCTTGGCAGAAAATTGCTGCCGATGAGCTGTTAATCCCACCACCTGCGGATTACTGCCGCGAGCTGGTGTTGAGTATGCCGCAGGAGCGCAAAGTGAAAGCGGAATTGGAAATTGAGTTTGAAGGACGGCTGTTTGATGTGAGCAAGGTGCCGTTTGTGTTGGTGGGCGAGAAATTGACGGTTGCCAAAAACCCGTGGAAGCAGTTTTCAGCGCAGGTGCGCTGCTATGACGAGACGGGCAAGGAATACTGGCTGGAAGTGCCCGAAGTGGTACGCAATGCGTTTGGTTTCCGCGAGAACGCCGCCATCATCGGCGAGAGCTATCACGCCCACGCCGATACTGCCGCACAAAGCAACGCCAAAGAGCTGGAAAAACTGGCGATGCAGGCGGATACGCTGGACAAGGCGGCGCAAAAACGCAAAGCCAAAACCCTGCCCTTTGGCGGGCGGATTGACCCCTTTGCCCACCAAGAGCAGGTGTTGGCGCAAAAGCAAAAAATCGGCTACGCGCCTAAGCGCGGGCGGCAGATGGATTACAGACAATCAGGTTTCAATGGAATGGATGTTCAGGCTGCCGTGTTGAACAAGGTGGAGTTGGCAAAAATGCTGAAACCGCGCATTGAAGCGCAAGGTGGCGATTGGGCGGCAGCGGCGCAGCGTTTGCAGGAGCTGTATCCCGACGGCGCGGCGGAAAGCGAGCTGGAAGAGGTGCTGGAACGCATCACCTATGCGCCGAAGCTGCGATTACTGACGGGGACACACGGATGAGAGCCAGCGATGTTTTAACTCAAATTGGCAAAAGCTCGCGCCAAGCGGCGGCGGAAATCGGCATCAGCAAAACCATGCTGCTTAATTTCTTAAACCACGGCAAGCCGCCGCAGCGGCGCAGCGCAACCATTTGCCAGCAGATACAAGATTATTTCCAACACAAGGGCGTGGACGTTTCAGGCTGCCTAAAACCGCCCGCCACACAGAACGAACCTAAACCCGAAAAGGACAACGAAATGCTTTTAAGAAAATCGGCTTTATCGCTTGCCACACGGCAACACTTTGGCTTAACGCGCGACCCATTCCATGACGAAATCCGCACCGCGCAAGATGTGTATTTAACCCCCGATGCCCGTTATGTGCGCGAGGCGATGTTTCAAGTCGCCACGCAGGGCGGATTTATGGCGGTGGTGGGCGAAAGCGGCGCGGGCAAATCCACCCTGCGCGAAGACCTGCAAGACCGCATCAACCGCGAAAACAAGCCTGTGATTTTGATTGAGCCGTATGTGCTGGCGATGGAGGATAACGACCAAAAAGGCAAGACGCTGAAAGCGGTGCACATTGCCGAGGCGGTGCTGGAAGCGGTGTCGCCCAACACCTCGCCCAAGCGCAGCCCCGAGGCGCGTTTCCGCCAAATCCACAACGCGCTGATTGAGAGCGCGAAAGCAGGCAACAAGCATGTGTTGATTATTGAAGAGGCGCACGGCTTGCCGCTGCCTACATTGAAACACCTGAAACGCTTTTTTGAACTGAAAAACGGCTTTGAACGGCTAATCGGCATTGTGCTGATTGGGCAGACCGAGCTGGCGCAGAAGCTATCGGAGAACAATCCGAATGTGCGCGAGGTGGTGCAACGCTGCGAAGTGGTAACCCTGCAACCGCTGACCGACGGCAAGCTGGCGGGCTACTTGAAGCATAAGTTTGCCCGCGCGGGCGCGGATGCCGGTCAAATCTTAACCGATGATGCCATCGATGCCATCGCCGCGCGGCTCACGGTTACATCACGCGCCAGCAAAGGGCTGGAACAGCATAGCCTGCTATATCCGCTGGCGGTAAACAATTTGGTCTCCGCCGCCATGAATGAAGCCGCGCAGTTGGGCTTTGATAAAGTGGACGCGGATATTGTGAAGGGGGTGTGAGATGAGAAGCTACACATTGGGCGAATTGTGCTCGGCGGCATTTGCCAGCGCAGGTGTGTGTTTTTCCATCGGCATCATGGCGGCGCGCAGCGCACACGCTGTGCCAAGCGAACCGCCAAGGCAGCCTGAAATCGTGGTGTACACCTGCGACAACCTGCACCACGCGCCGCCCGCCAGCCAATACCCCGCCGACCACGCCGCCCGCTATGCGCTGCAACGTTTGCATTATGCCTGCCAAGCCCAAAGCGAAGCCCTTGCCCTAGCCACCTTGTGGCAGCAAGACCCTACCGCAGGGGTGGTGTTAGAACCCCAACCCAATCAGGAGTAACCATGATGCGCTACACCATTTACCTACCCAGCCACACCCACGACCCGCTGCCGATTGGCACGATTGATTACCGACCTGCCGCCAACCAAGCCGTGCTGCAATTGGACGGCAAAAGCGAAGAGACGTTTTACAGCGTGGCAGCCGCCATGCACCGCGTGCAGGCGCGTTACCCGACCGCATTCTTGGAGGACGGCGAATGAATGTCATCAAAGAATACAGCTTGGAAATCCGCATCACGCAAGAGCATGGCAAACTCGGCTGCGATATTACCAACCATGATGGCGTGTTGCTCTACGGTGCAATGCCCGAATACAGCCACGAAAACGATGCGATTTACGCCGCGCTACATGGCTTAGCAACGGCAAACAACTTTTCAGGCTGCCTAAAAGAAGCGGAGGCAGTATGAAAACCCGTTGCCCCTGCTGCGGCGCAGAAAACAGCCTAGATGCGCTGATTGCCCATGAGGGCGCACGCCAAGTGGTGTGGGCGGCGGCGCAGGTGGGCGGCGAAGTGGGCAAGCTGGCGGTGCAATACATTGCGCTATTCCGCCCCGCTAAAACCGCGCTGACATTTGAGCGCATGGCAAAACTGCTGGGCGAGCTGCTGCCCGATATGGAGCGCGGTGCAATCAGCCGAAACAGTTTGGAATATCCCGCCCCGCCCGAAGCGTGGCTTTACGGCTTTCGCGAGCTGCTTTCGCGGCGCAATGCAGGCAGCCTGAAATTGCCGTTGAAGTCGCATGGGTATTTATATGAAGTCATCAGCGGCTGGCAAGGGCAAGGCTTGCAAACCATGCCTGCCGCGCCCGAGCAGAGGCAGCCTGAAAGCAGCCAAACGCTGAACGCGGCGATGACGCTACAAGGATTACGCCGATGAATCCGCCCAAAATGCCCGACTGGGCATACAACCAAATGATAGAGGGCTTGCAGAAATTGCTGGTTTTACGGCTGCAAGGCTCGCCGCCCGCCGACACGATTAGCGCATTGGCGGCGGTGTGGGAAGAAGCCTTAACGCCGATTACATGGGCGTGGCAGCCTGAAACCGACGGCGAACGCTTGCCCACAGCCTTTCGCCAGCTTATCCGCCAAGCGGAAAAATGGGCGCAGCCCGCGCAGCTGATTAAGCAGATACCGCCGCGCAACACGCCAACCGCTGCGCTGCTGCCGAATAAGCAGCCCATCTCCCCCGAGCAGCGCGAAGCCAATCGGCAGCGGCTGCAACAGATTTTGAACCAACTTTTGGAGAGAAAGAAAACATGAAAGACCTTGATTTAAACCAATACCGCCAAGATGCACGGGGCAACCTTGTGCCGATTGCCAATATGAAACCGATTGATTTGGCACGCGATGATTTTATCCGCGAAGCCTTTGCCCAAATTCTGCCGCTGCGCGAGCAAATGGCGGAACTTAAAGCGCAGCAAATGGCAGATGCCAACGCCTTTATTGATTTGAGCGTGGAGCAGTACGGCGCGAAGCGCAGCGTGAAAGGCAACACCATGCTAACCAGCTTTGACGGCAACCTGCGCATTGTCATTGCCCAAGCCGATGTGCTGCACTTTGACGAGCGGTTGCAAGCTGCCAAAGCCTTGATTGACGAGTGTTTGAACGAGTGGACGCAAGACAGCCGCGCGGAGTTGAAAGCGTTTGTGCTGCAAGCGTTTGACGTGAGCAAGGAAGGGAAAATCAATGTGCGCAAGGTGATGGATTTGCGCAAGCTGGAAATTGACGACCCTAAATGGAAACGCGCCATGCAGGCGATTGCCGACAGCCTGCACACGCAGGCGACGCGCGAGTACATTCGCTACTACCAGCGCAATGAAGAGACGGGGAAGTATGAGCAAGTGGTGTTGGATTTTGCGGGGGTTTGATGATAGCAATATTTTCACTACCGAAACCACAACCCAAAGACCCACAAGTGCAGCGATTGGAAAGAATGCTGCTAAACGGCATTCGGTTGAAACCCAATTTGAACAGGGAACTAAAAAAATGAACGAACAGAAAATTAAAGTAATTGCCAATTTTTTATCGTGCTACGACCTATGGGGCGAGTTCTACGAATTTTGCTTATGCTTTGTAGATATTGAATTAGAAAAAGCAGTTTGTGAAAAATTGAGGCAATTCAAATGAAAACCAGTATTGAGATTGAACTATTGGGCAACGGCATTGCCGTGAACTTGCAATCTGATCAACCGATGCCCCAAACAGTGGAAGAGGAAGGCAACATCACACAGGAGATTGCCATTATCGCGCTGGCATACATCAGGCGCGAAATAGAAACGGTTTTAGGCAAGCCCGTCAAAGTCAACGCCCCTTTGGGGCAAAACCATAAACCGTTGCATTAAACCCCGCCCCAGCGGAGCGGCAAATCCGCCCTTTTTTAAACCCTTGTAAATAGGAGAACCACCATGAATAAATCCGAACTGGTCAAACAAATCGCCACCCTAGCGGGGCTAACGCAAGCGCAGGCAGCCAACGCGCTGGACGCATTTTGCGTTGCCGTTATCAACACGCTGGAAGACGATGGCGAAGTGAGCATTGTGAACTTTGGCACATTCAAAGCTATTCGCCGCGCCGAGCGCAAAGGGCGCAACCCGAAAACAGGCGAGGAGCTGACCATTGCCGCGCACTATGTGCCCAAATTCAGCGCGGGCAAGGCGTTGAAAGACGCGGTTAAATAAACCAGAGGCAGCCCGAAACGCATTCCCGCTTTTCAGGCTGCCTTTTTAGGAGCAATACCATGACAAGCGATAAAATCAAACCGCGCTTAATCCGCTTAATCCACATCGCCAAGCAGCAAGTGGGCATGAGCGACAACGACTACCGCGCCCTGCTGGCGAATGTGTCGCGCGGCAAAACCAGCAGCAAGGATTTGACCGCAGAGCAACTGGAAACCGTGCTGCGCCACATGAAAGCGCAGGGCTTTGTGGTGGCGGTGCAAACGCCCGATGGGCGCGAGTCGTATCGGAATATATCCGACCAGCAGCAAAAAATCCGCTCGCTGTGGTTGGAATTGCACGAAGCGGGCGCGGTGCGGGTGACGGCGGAGAGCGCAATGTTTGCCTTTTGCCAAAAACACGGCGGCGAAAAGTGGCATAAAGATGCCGATGCCATGCGCGATATTATTGAGCGGTTAAAAAAATGGCGAGACCGTGCGACATAAGGTTTTTGGGGCAGCTTTTCAGGCTGCCTTTGTTGTTTTATAATATTGATATTATTATGATTTTTGTAACAACGTTTCAAAAATGAAAGGACTCGCATGGCAGACAGCCGCATTCCCGAGCTGATTGCTGATTTGGAAGACCAAGCCACCGCCTGCCTGCTGGCAAGCGTGCCGCACATCAACCGCCCGACCGCCGTGCAAATCAGCAAAAAGCTCGCTCGCTATCTCACCGACAACTGGCGCGGGCAGATTATCTATTTCCCCAAAAACGCAGGCGGTGAGCTGGACGAGCGCGACAAACAGATTTGGGCGGAGTTTGATGGCAGAAACCACCAGCAGCTGGCGAAAAAGTACAACCTTGCCACCCAACAGATTTATCAAATCATCAAACGCGCCCGCGCTGCCGATGCGCAGGCTCGGCAAAGGAGCATTTTTGATGAGTAAGCATTCCCCCGTTTCCCCAAACCCACACGGCGCGTTTTCCCCACGCGCCGATTTTTTTCGCTCCGCAATCCGCCGTTAAAGCAAAAATAGCGATTAGACCAAAACAGACCACCCCAGCAGCGCGATGCGCCACTCAAACGAACGTTTGCCTATTCCGCGCCTTAAACGCGCTTAAAACGCAACAGAGCGCGATTTCTGCCCGCAGCCGTTTTCAGGCTGCTTTTTTAATGCGCGTTAAAAGTTTTTCAGGCTGCCTATCCGCATAATCCGCCGCAACCAAACCCACGAGACACCGCCATGCGCCATGAAATCTTTCGCGCTGGCACTCGCACGGACAACAACGGGCGCACGATTACGATTACCCCCGAGCAGGTTGCCGCGATTGCCAGCCACTATTCCCCAAGCAAGCACGAAGCCCCGATTGTGGTAGGGCATCCCAGCACCAACGCCCCCGCCTATGGCTGGGTAGGCAGCCTGAAAGCCGAAAACGGCACCTTGTTTGCCGATTTCGCGCAGGTAGATGATGACTTTGCCGAGCTGGTTAAAAAAGGACGCTACAAAAAAGTCTCCGCCAGCTTCTATCCGCCCAACCACCCGAGCAACCCGCAGCCTGAAAACTGGTATCTGCGCCATGTCGGCTTTTTGGGCGCACACCCGCCCGCTGTGAAAGGGCTGGCGGCGATTGATTTTGCCGATGATGAAGACGGCGTGGTGTCGTTTGGCGAAAGCGATTGGTTGTTGAGCCGAATGCTGCGCAATCTGCGTGAGTGGCTGATTGGCAAAGACGGCTTAGAAACCGCCGACCGCGTGCTGCCCGACTGGCAAATTGAAGCTGTTGCGCCACCGCCCGAGCCTGAACCCGAAGCTGTGCCGAATAATTTTTCTGAACCCCGTGATAAGGACGACCCCATGACCCCCGAACAACAGTTAGAAACCGAGCGCAAAGCGCGTGAGCAAGCCGAAGCCGAAGCCAAGCAAGCCCGCGAAGAATTGGCGAAGTTGCAAGCCGAGCAGGAAAAATCTCTGCGCGATGCGGCACATAAGCAAAACGCCGATTTTGCCGAAGGCTTGATTAAAGCAGGCAGCCTGAAACCCGCCGACAAAGATTTAATCGTTGCCGTGCTGGATTTTGCTGATTACCCCGAAGCTGCGCCTGCCGATTTTGGCGAAGGCAAAAAGCTGTCGGACGCGCTGAAAGATTTTTTGCGCGGCGGTAAGCCGATTTTGGCAGCTGGCGAAATTGCCACCGCCGATAAAGCCAACCCGTCGCCCGCAGGCAGCAGCGACTTTGGCGAATACGCCGACCCCGCCGCGCAATCGCACCATGAACGCGCCCTTGCGTTGGCAAAACGCGAAAACATCTCCTACGAAGAAGCGGCACGCCGCACCGTCCAATAACCCCTGCATAAAGGAAACCTGATGAGCACTTCCCATTTACGCAATCTGCGCGGGCAGATTGACCCCGTTTTAACCAACCTTGCGCTGGGCTACAAGCAAGCCGAGTTTATCGGCGAAAAGCTGTTCCCTGTGGTGTTTACCGATAAAGAAGGCGTGAAAGTGCCTAAGTTTGGCAAAGGCTCGTTTGTGGAATACGAAACCGCGCGCGCAGTGGGCGCAGCCAGTAATGTGATTACGCTGGAGAGTCCCAGCTATCTGCCGATTGTGCTGGAAGAGCACGATTTGATGGCGGGTGTGGACTACCGCGAACAAGCCGAAAGCCTGTTTGACGAGCAAGCCAAAGCCACGCGCCGCGCGGTGATGGGTGTGCAGCTGCGGCAGGAATTGGAAGCGGCGGCGTTGCTGCAAGCCAGACAGTCTTATGAAAGCGGTCATTACAAGGATTTGTCTGCCGCAACCCAATGGAGCGATGCTAACGCCAACCCCGTGAAAGATGTGGCGGACGCGAAAGAAACCGTCCGCGCGGCGTGCGGTGTGAAGCCCAATGTGCTGGTGCTGGGCGCAAGCGTGGCGCACGCGCTGTCGTACCACCCTGCCTTGCAAGCGATGCTGGGCAGCGGCGAGCGCAAATTGATTACGCTGGATTTGCTGAAAATCTTGTTTGAAGTGGACGAGGTCATCATCGGCAACGCCGTTTCCGCGCCTGCGCCGAACAAGCAAACTCATGATGTGTGGGGCAAGTTTGCCGCGCTGATTGTGCGCCCAACCGTGCACAGCACAGGCAATGATGAAGGCGAGCCTGCCTTTGGCTACACCTTCCGCCGCAAGGGTATGCCTGTGGTTGACCGCTTTGAGCAAAACGGCGGCAAAACGGAATACGCCCGCTATACCGACATCCGCAAAGTTGCCGCAGTCGGCGGCGCGTGTGGGTTCTTGTTTGACAAGGCTGTTTAATTGATTTTCAGGCTGCCTGAACGCATAGGCAGCCTGAAAAGGAGAAGCAATGGAAAAGCTGGAAGGCTATCAATTAGCCGCTTTGATTGACCGCGTGGAGTATCAGCGCTTTGGCGAAACCGCCACCGTGTGTGCGTTGATTTTGCACAATGGCTTTGTGGTCATCGGCGTTTCAGGCTGCCTGAACCCCGCCGATTTTGACGAGACCATCGGGCGCGATGAAGCCTACAAAGATGCGTTTGCAAAGCTGTGGCAGTTGCAAGGCTACCATTTGAAAACCCTATTTGCAGAAAGTGAGACCCACTCATGACCCCAACCAAAAAAATCGTACTGGTAACCACCGCTCAAGCCGGCGCGCCGATTGTTGCCAACCGCTTTATCGGCTTTGACGGCAAGCAAGCCAAAGCTGCCGCCCCTGTGCTGGGCGTATCTCCGCGCGATGCCGAAGCGGGCGACACAATGGCGGTGGAGTGCATCGGTATTGCGCTGGTGGAAGCAGGCAGCGCGGTTGCCGCAGGCGCAAAAGTGGCTGCCGATGCCAACGGCTGCGCGGTGGCGGGCGAGACCCAAGCCGCAGGCTATGCCGTAACCGCTGCCGCTGCGGCGGGCGAAATCATCGCTGTGCTGCTGAAAGGGTAAGCCATGACGAAATTCTATCTTGCTAACACGCCGCTGATTTTAACCAACGATGAGGGCGTAGATTACCGCGTAGAGCGCGGCGAAGTGGTGGAATTGACAGACGAGCAATACGCGCAAGTCGCAGCGCACGTTACGCCTGCTGGCACGCCCGAAACAACAGAGCAGTCTGAAACGGAAATCACGCCAACAGGGCAGCCTGAAACCGCACAAACGGCAAGCGAACCCGCAGACAGCGAGCCGCCTGCCACGCAGCCTGAAACCGCCACCGAGCCGACCGAGAAACCCAAACGCGGCAAGGGCGACAAAGCCGAGTAACGCGCCATGTATATCAACGCCGATGATTTAGCCCGCGCCATGAGCAAAGCCGAGCTGACGCAGCTGACCAATGACGACCCGCGCGCCACCGAACCGAACGATGATGTGGTGCAAACCGCCATTGCTTACGCCTGCGATTTGGCAGACGGCTATTTGAGCGGGCGTTATCCGCTGCCGCTGGCGAGTGTGCCGACCATTCTGCCGCCCTTGTGCATCAACATCGCACGTCATTTTTTGCACGCGCGGCGGATTAACCGCGCCGATTTCCCGAAAACTTTGGAAACGGCATACCAAGCCACGCTCAAAACGCTGGAACAAATCCGCGACGGCAAAATCCACATCGGCATCGATACCGCCGACAAACCCCGCCAGCCCGAGCGCGGCGCATACCACGTTCTCGCCAGCAGTAAACAAGATTGGAGCGGCTACTGATGTCTGCCACCCAGCCGATTATTGACGCGCTGCGCGACCATGTGCAGCAGGCGATTCCGTGGGTGCAGGTGGACGCGTTCCCCGAACGCCCCGCCGATTACCAGTTTATCCACCCCACAGGCGCGGTGCTGGTGGCGTATCAAAGCAGCCAGTTCGCGCGGATTGAAGGCTTGGGGCATATCGCCCAGCAGCGCGACATCACGCTGCAATTAACCGTGATTGGCGCGAGCCTGCACGGCGACAGCGGCGCGTTGGCGATTTTGGATGCGGTGCGCCTTGCCGTTGTCGGCTTTGCCCCGCCCAACTGTCTGCCCTGCCATTTAATCCGCGAGCAGTTTTTAAGCGAGACCGCAGGCGCATGGCAATACGCGCTGACGGTACAGACCGAAACCCAGCAGGTAGAGCAGCGGCAGCCTGAAAACCTGACCACCCTTGTGCGCACGCTGCACCGCCAGCGCGGCGCGCCGCTTGACCCCCAGTTAAAACTCAAACAGCCATAGGAGACACCACATGGCAGCAGCATTTCATCACGGTTCAGAAACCATACGCATTGACGGCGGCTCGTCCCCCGTTTATACCGTTGACGGCGCGATTACCGCCATCATCGGCACTGCCCCCGCAGGCGCAGTCAATGAATTAACCCTATGCCAAACCGCCAAAGACTTCGCCCAGTTCGGCACGCTCACAGGCAAAGGCTTCACTATCCCCGATGCCGCGAACATTTGGACGCGCTACCAATCGGGCGTTGCCTATGTGGTCAATGTATGCGACCCCGCGCGGCATAAATCCAGCGTAGCAGGCGAAGCCTTAACCATAGACCCCGACACCCTGCTGGCGCACACCGCGCACGGCGCAATCCAAGCGGGCAGCTACACGCTCAACGGCAACGGCGGTGCGTTGGTGGAAGGGCGCGATTATGTGGTGAACGATTTGATTACTGGCGAAATCCAATTCAAAACCTTGCCCACCACGCCCACCGCCGATTACAGCTACACCGACCCTGCCAAAGTAACCGAGGCCGACATCATCGGCGGCTATGTGGCGGCAACAGGCAAGCGCACGGGCACGGAGCTGGTGAAAGAAGGCTTTAACCGCTTTGGCGCGGATGCCAAAATCATCATCGCGCCCGAGTTTGACCGCACCGCCACCTGCGCCGCCGCGCTGATTACGCTGGCGGACAACCTGAACGCCATTGCTTATGTGGACGCGCCGCGCGGTACAACATTGAGCCAAGCGATTACAGGGCGCGGCAACTTGGGCAGCATCAACTTCAACACGTCCAGCGACCGCGCCCAGTTGTTCTTTCCGCACGTGGTCGGGCTGCTCGGCGTAGAAAGCCTCGCCACCCACGCCGCAGGCTTGCGCATGAAAACCGATGTGGAACACGGCTACTGGTTCAGCATTTCCAACCGCGAATTAAGCGGCGTAACAGGCTTGGAAATCGGCTTAACCGCTCGCGTGGACGACCCGCAATCGGAAACCAACCGTCTAAACGAAAAAGGCATCACCACCGTGTTTAACAGCTACGGCACGGGCTACCGCCTATGGGGCAACCGCTTGGCGTGCTTCCCGACCGTGTCGCACATCAAAAACTTTGAAACCGCGCAGCGCACGGGCGATGTAATCGACGAAAGCCTGCGCCGCTTTGACCTGCAATACATGGACTTGCCGATAGACGAAGCCCTGCTGGATACGCTGTTGGCGGGCTACCGCACCTATTTTGGCACGCTGCAATCCATTGTTGGCTTTACCGTGAACTTGGATTACGACTACGACCTTGTGGACGCGTTCAGTAAGGGGCAAGTGCCGATTGTGTATGAATACACGCCCAAGCTGCCGATGGAGCGCGCCACCAATACCAGCGTGATGACACGCAAATATTTGGCGAACTTGGTATCCAGCAGCTAATCGTTTAAATCAACACAAGGACAATCAACATGAGCGAAATCAACGCCATTTACAACGCTAATGTCTATCTCAACGGCACGAACTTAATGGGGCAAGCCGCCGAGTTTAAAATGCCCGAAATTGAAATCTCCCAAGACGAGCACAAAGGCTTGGGCATGGTGGGCACCATCAAACTGCCCAGCGGCGTGGAAGCCTTGGAAGGCGAGATTACTTGGAACAGCATTTATCCCGCCGTTGCCGAAAAAGCCTACCATCCGTTTAAAGCCGCCCAGCTGATGGTGCGCGGCAATCTGCAAACCTTTAATGCGGCAGGCTTAAAAACCGAAGCGCCCGTGGTGGTAACCGCCACCGTGATGTTTAGCAAAAACGCGGTAGGCACGTTTAAGCCCAAGGAAAAATCGGAGCATCCGACCACCTTTCAGGCGCACGAAATCCGCATGGTCATTGGCGGGCGCGAAACGCTGTACTACAACGCCTTTACCAACGTGTACCGCGTGGGCGGCGTGGACGCGTTGAGCCAGTTCCGCAAAAACATTGGCGCGTGATAAGGCAGCCTGAAAAAGGCAGCCTGAAACAGCAAAACCAATCTTTCCAACACAAGGAGAGATTGGTTTTTTAATGCGCGTTAAAAGCGGTTTAGGCAGCCTGAAAGCATAATCTGCCTTGTTTTTAACCCCTTAATACAAGGACAACATCATGGCAACCAGTACAACAAACACCGCAAAACAACTGACCCAAGCCCTCAACGGCGAAACCACCATTACCTTGCTTTACCCCGTGCGCTTGGCAACCGGGCAGATGCTGGAAAAAGTAACCGTGCGCCGCCCGCGCGTGGGCGATTTGCGGGCGGTGGCGCATTTAAACAGCGATGCTGAGCAAGAACTCGCTATGTTTAGCCGCTTATCAGGGCTAGTCCCCGAGGATTTAGATGAATTGGATATGACCGATTACAAGGCGATTCAAGACTGGTTTCGCACCACACAGCAAGGCGACGAGGCATAAAAGCAGCGCAGAAGTCAATCAGGAATTGTTGCGTGCCTGCGCCGATATGGCGTGGTGGTTTGGGTGGAGCGTGCAGGAAATTTATGACTTGCCCATCAACGAATTTGCCGACTGGCTAGATGAAGCCAATCGGCAAATAAAAGCGAACTACCGCAGGGGCGATTAAGCGTATTTGCGCCGTAGCCAAGCGATTGCCAAGCCCACAGCAAAACTGGCGGGTGCAAGCACCACCGATGCGCCGCAGCCTATCAGCGTGCCAAAGAAAATAATGGAAAACGCGGATAGCCATGCGCTGCCTGCGTTACTGAAATCTGCTAAACCCCATGCAACATAGCCAAAAACCAATGCAAGCGACATGGCAAACAGCGCGTAGGCGATGTGGGTGGCTTGTTCTAATAGGGAATGTGGCTGTGCTTGCATGGTTTTATCCTTTCAGGCTGCCTAAAAATTAAGTTAAACAACTATAAAACAAGAGTATTTTTATGTCAAACGAGTTAGCTATATCGGTCGCGATTGGTGCGGTTTTGCGTTCTGGTTTTACGGCGGTATTTGGGCGCGCGCGTGATGCTTCGCGTGGCTTGGGTAGAGAAATTGACAATGTGCGCCGCCGACAAGAACGATTGGGCGCAGCAATGGCGCGTGCGGTTGCTCACCCTGCGCGGAACTTGGGGCAACTTAACCGCTTGTATGTTCGCATGGGCACGGCAATCAATAACGCTACTCGGGCGCAGGAGCGGTTAAATAATGCGATTGCGCGGCAAGATGCAGCGCGGTTGCACCGCCGCGAGTTACGCAGTCAAATGGGCGAAACCGCAGGTCATGCTATGGTGCTGGGTGCACCTGTTGCAGCGGCAGTTCGCACATTTACGAGACAGGAAGATGCGGAAACAGAGCTAAAAATTACCATGATGAACAAAGATGGAGGCTTTGGCTTATTTGAGGAAGTTCGTAAAGGTGCTGCTGAACTGGGGGCGCAGTTGCCCGGTACGACAACAGAGTTTTACAACTTGGCAAAGGCATTGAAATCGCAAGGCATCTCCGACCAAATGCTGGCAAACGGCGGTTTGCGAACATCGGCAGAGCTAAATGTGTTGATGAATATGGATCAGCAAGGCGGCGGTGAATTTTTTGCCAAGATGATTGAAGCACGCGGCTTGAAAGAAAGCGAGTTCAGTCAGGCGGCAGATTTGACCCAACGCGCATATTTTGCTTTTGGTTTAAAAAAGGAAGATATGTTTGAAAGCATGAAATACAGCTCGGCAAATGCGCGAATTTTGAATTTAACAGGCTTGGAAAACTATAAAAAACTGTTGGCGATTGAAGGTGCAGGGGCGCAGATTGGTTTGGAAGGCAGCCAGTTTGGTACGAATTTTTCCATGATGCTCACCCAACTGGCGCAAGGACCGAAAGCCATAGAGCAAGCCAAAAAGGGCATGAAAAAAGAAGCCAAAATGTATATGAAAGAAGCGGGCGTATCGTTTGAGTTTTTTGATAAAAATGGCAAATTCAAAGGCTTGGACGCGATGATAGGCGAAATAGAAAAGCTCAATATCATCAAAGAAAAGCTGGGCGAGGAAAAAGCCAGCATTGTGGCAGATGAGTTTTTTGGTACGCAAGCGAGCCGTGTTGCGATGGCGATTGCGCTTAAAGGGCAAGCGGGCATACAGGCAAACATGGAATTGATGCAGCAGCAGGCAGATATGCAGGCGCGTATCAAGCTGAAAACCGCTACATTGAGCGCGGCATTGGAAAGTTTGGGTGGCGTGGCAGAAGCAACTGCCGCCACGTTTGGCAGCATATTTGCCGATGATATTAAAGCCTTTGCGGCAGTTGCCAACCGTTTTTTGGAAAATACCTTGCAGCCTTGGCTGGCTCAAAATAAAGGCTTGATTAAAAGCGTATTGGGCGTATTGGGTGGGTTTTTTGCCGCCAAAATGGGGGTGTTGGCATTGTCTTACGGCATCAGCATGGCTTTGATGCCGCTTCGCGCTATGGTGGTGGGTGTGAACAAAGTGGCTGCGGTGTGGCGCATGGCGCAGTTGATTATGCTGGGCGGTTCACGTGGCTGGGTTACAGCTTTGCGTTTGGTGGGATTTTCAGCCCGCAGCGCGGCTGGGATTACACGGTTCTTTTCAGGCAGCCTGCGTCTGCTGGGCTCAGGTTTGAGCTGGGTGTTGCGCGGCTTTACGGCGCTGACGGGCTATGTGCCGATTTTAATACGGGGTTTTGCCAGCTTGGGCGGTAAGCTGATTTTGGGTTCACTGAATTTAATCACACGGGCATGGGGCGTGTTTATGCAGGTTGGGCGCGTTGTAATTGGTTTTTTGCCCGCAATCGCCAATGCTTTTATGGCACTAGGGCGTTTTTTATTGATGACCCCAATTGGTATTGCGCTTACATTGATGGCAACCGCCGCCTATCTGCTCTACACGCGCTGGGACGGCGTGGTGAGCGGGGCGAAACTGCTGTGGCAGGATTTGAGCAACGTGGTGGGTACGGTGGCTAATGCGATTACAGGCTTTTTTGCCAACGCGTGGGCAAACGTGCAAAGCGCGTTTAACGGCGGCTTGTCGGGCATCTTGGCATTGATTGCCAACTGGTCGCCGCTGGGCGTGTTTTATCAGGCGTTTGCCGCTGTGATGAGCTGGTTTGGCGTTACCCTGCCCGCGCAGTTTACAGGCTTCGGCGGTATGCTGATTGACGGCTTGGTCAACGGCATTCAGGCTGCCGCAGGGCGCGTGATGGCGGCGATTCAGAACTTGGCGCAGCGGGCTAAAAACGCCTTTGCCAGCGTGATGGACATCCATTCCCCCAGCCGTGTATTCCGTGCGTTCGGCGGCTATATCACGCAGGGCTTGGCACTTGGTGTCAATCAAGGCGCATCGCTGCCTGTAAGCCGTGTGGCGCAGTTGGCAGGCAGCCTGAAATCGCGTTTTGCCGAGCGTATGGGCGGCTTTCGCAGCGACTTATCGGCGCGGCTTTCTGCCAGCGCGGACGGCTTGCGCCAAGCCCGCAGCGAGCAGCAGGCGCAGCAGCAGGGCGCAAACAGCGGCAGCGTGGTGGTGCATTTTGCCCCGACGATTAACGCCTCCAGCGGCAATCGGCAAGAAATTGAAACGGCATTGCAAATGGGGCTGCGCGAATTTGAACAACTGTTCCGCCGCATGATGGCGGAGCGCGAGCGGAGGGCGTATTGATGTTTGCGCAATTGGGCGATGTAACGTTTGAGCTGCTGGGCAGCTTCGCCAGCTTGGAGGAAACCCACGCGGCGCAGTTTGCCCAGCATGATGTGCTGGCGGGGCGACCGCGTTTGCAGGCAATGGGCAATGCGCTGACCGAGCTGCGGTTTAGCCTAAAACTGCATTGGAAGCTGGGCGATGTGGACGCGGCGTATCACGGGCTGATTGCCGCCAAAGAAGCGCAGCAGGCGGTGAGTTTGGTGTATGGCACGGGGCGGTTTGTCGGATGGTTTGTGATTGAGCGGCTCACGGCGCGCACCTTGCAGATGGATAAAAACGGACGTACCGCCGCGCGGGAAATAGACGTAGAACTAAAAGAATTTGTCGGCGACCCAAACAACCCGCTGCCTGCGCCTGCGGTGGTTGCGGGCGAACAAAACCCGCTGCTGGCAATGCTGCCTGAAAGTATGCAAAACGCGCTGAATCCCATTGCGGAAAAAATCGGCACGGCGGTCAAAATCTATCGCGCGGTGGAAGACGACATCGGCGCGATGCAAAACCTGATTCAGACGGCGCGGGAGATTAAAAACGACCCCGCAGGCGTGCTGAATTTGGTGGGAGATGTGCTGGGCGTGGCGGGCGGCGCGCTTGACCATTTAAACGGGCTGCCTGAAATCGTGCAGAGCTTTGGCGATTTGGCGGGCGCGGCGCAGTTTGCCGCCCAAGCGGCGCAGGCGGCGCAGCAGATGGGCAGCGCGGTGGGCGAATTTCGCGCGGGGATAGAGAGCGGCAGCGTGGGCGGCTGGTTTGGCGCAGGCGTTGCCGCGCTGGATGCGGCGGCGGAAAGTTTGGGCAACGGCGCGGCGGCGGTGCAAACGCTGACCGCATTTGTGGCGGCAAGGAGAGATGGCGCATGAGCATCAACGGCATTTTGGTTTACACCACGCAGGACGGCGACCGCTGGGACACCATCGCCCACAAGCATTACGGCAACGCGCTGGCGATTAACCGCCTGATTACCGCCAACCCGCATCTGCCGCTTGCCGAGCAGTTTGCCAGCGGGCTAACCGTGTTTGTGCCTGTGGTGCGGCAGAGCGAGACGCAGCGGCAGGATTTGTTGCCCCCTTGGTTTCAAAATTGACGGTTTGGAGATTGATGATGATTTTAGACAGCCTATTAGACCGCGTTTCGGATAGCCTTTCAGGCAGCCTGAAAAAACCTTTGACCGCGCCACCGCCGACCACGCACCCTGTTACCCGCCCAAACTGCGTTTTAACCTACGAGCAAAAAGACATTACCGCCAGCGTTGAACCGTATTTGATTTCGTTTAGCTACACCGATTACTTGGGCGAGCAGTCGGACGAATTGCAACTGCATTTTGAAGATGTGGACGGGCGTTGGCTGCGCTCATGGTTTCCCGAACAAGGCGACAAACTCAGCCTAGGCTGCGGCGACCAGTTCACAGGCATCATCAACTGGGGTAGCTTTGAGCTGGCGGAAATTGAATGGCAGCGTAATCAGCAAAGCGGCGACGTGGTGTCGCTGAAAGCCTTGTCCACAGGCATTCGCCACGCCAATCGTACCTTGCAGCCCAAAGCCTACGAAAACATGATGCTGGCGGATATTGTGAAAGTCATCGCCGCACGGCTGAAACTCACGGTTTCAGGCAGCATCAAGCCCATCAAAATCCAACGCATCACGCAGTATCAAGAGCGCGATGTGGAGTTTCTGGCGCGGCTGGCAAAGCAATATGGGCACACGTTTAAAATTGTGGACAAAAAATTGGTGTTTACCCGCAACGATGCGCTCTCGCAGCAAGAAGCGGTGCTGGTGATGCAGCCTGAAAACCTACTTTCCATTCGCCTGCGCGATTTGATTAAAGGCACGCCCGATAAGGCGGTGGTAACAGGCTACGATGCGAAAAAGAAACGCGCCATTCGCGCCGAGCGCAAAACCAAACCGCTGCGCCCCAAAGCTCGCCGCAAAACATCCGCCGACACGCTCAAAATCACGCAGAGCAAGGGCGAGAGCCAAGCCGAAACCAACGCCCGCGCCGATGCCGCCTTGCAAGACGCGCAAGAGGAACGCTGCGCGGGCAACATCACGCTGTTTGGCAATGCGCTGTTGGTGGCGGGGCAAGTGATTGAATTGCAGCGCATCGGCAAATTCAGCGGCAGATATTTGGTCAAACAGGCGCGGCATGATTACAGCAAATCGCGCGGTTATATCACGGATTTGGAAATCAAAATGGTTGAATATATTGCAGAAGAAAGTGAACACAATGATGCGCCAGCCCAGCCATAACTTCGCCGCCACCTTGCAATTTGGCACGGTTGCTGCCGTAGATGCCAGCCGCCACGCGCTGCGCGTTACCCTGCCCGCGCTGGAAAACCTGCAAACCGATTGGCTGCCGATGCTCACGCTGGCGGCAGGCGGCAATCAGTTTTACAGCCTGCCCGATGTAGGCGAGCTGGTGGTGTGCCTGTTGGACGCGCAGGGCGAAAGCGGCGCGGTGCTGGGCGCAATCTACAACGACGCCGACCCTGCGCCCGCCAGCCATGCCGATTTGCACGTTTTGCAGTACAGCAACGGCACACGCATTGAGCACGACCGCCGCACGGGCGATGTGTTGGTGAAAACCAGCGGCAAAGTGTTGGTGCAAGCCAGCGCAGTTACGATTGACGCGCCCACTACCACGACCACAGGCAATCTGCTGGTGCAAGGCAGTTTTACCTACCAAGGCGGCATGATGGGTAGCGGCGGCGCAGGCAATGCCGCGCAAATCAACGGCAATATCAGCATCACGGGTAATGTTGAAGCGGGCGGCAATATTGACGCAGGCGGGGAGATTACGGGGGCGAAGGTGAACGAGCGTTAGTGGCGGTAACGCAACAGAGTAAAAATATCATGCTTGACGGGCGTAGAACTGCACTTTATCTTGGCTATCTGATGCAGGTTGCAACAGCGTTGCAAAAATTATCAATTACATATACATAGAAAGACTGAATCATGAATACACAAACAATTCAATGGCAAAGAAAACACATTGCTTATGCTCTACAAAAAATATTTGAAGAGCAAAGATTAGGTGTTAATTTAGACATCAATTCAATTAATTCCGAATTTAAAAATGAAAATATTTCTAATATTATTGAGTTGATTCGGTTGTGGCTTACAAAAAAAGATGATAACGACTTACTAACAAATGATAAGTCCCCCTATAACTATAATTTCTGTAATCAAATAAACAACCCAAATACTTATTCACATATCCAATATATGTGTGGATTGTTGTGTAAATTGGTTATAGGAACCATTGTAAACAAACCTGTAATAGGAAGCATGCCTTTTAAGGATGCAGTTACAGAGTTAGAAAATAGATACGACCAACTTAATTACTACGCCAACCCTTACAATTAGTCATTCCCTAAATAAATTCTCAAATTACTTATTCGTAAAGCAACAATAATTCATTGCAATCCGTTTCTTGCAGCCGCGCAAGTTCCTGACATCAGGCACTTTGCGCGGCGTTTTTTAATCCGCATTAAAAGCTGCAGGCAGCCTGAAACCCTATCATGCCCGCATGACTACCCCCACCCCACGTTCCCAACATTGGCAACTCGCCCCCAACGGCACGGGCATCACGCAAGGCGCGGACGACATAGATTTGTGCATTCGCCATATTTTGTCCACGCGCAAGGGCAGCGATGTGCTGCGCCCCGATTTTGGCTCCAACCATTTTGATTATTTGGACACGCCCGAGGACGTGTTCCGCCCCAATGCGGTGCGCGAAATTGTGCTGGCGATTCAAACTTGGGAGAAGCGGGCGGTGGTGGAGCGCGTGTTGTTTAGTGGCAGCGCACCGCACATTCAAATGCGGGTGCAATGGCGCATCGCCGCTGGATTGAATGGCGCATTGTCGCCCAGCCCCGTTTACACCACAGGATTAGCCGCAGGATTGAACTAATGAGCGTTACCGAATTAAGCCGCGAAGCCGTAAAGATTGTGGACGACAGCCCCGATACGGTGCTTGCCGAGATGATTGCCGATTACGAGCAGCGCACGGGCAAAACCTTGCAGCCTGCCCATATTGAACGGCTGCTGATTAACACCTTTGCCTACCGCGAGACCCTGCTGCGCGCGCAGATTAACGAGAGTTTCCGCCAGCAGCACCCGCGCTTTGCCACGGGCTTGATGCTGGATTTGTGCGGCGATGATGTGAACACGCCGCGCCTAAATGCGTCTGCCGCGCGTTGCACGTTGCGTTTTGCTGCTGCCGATTTCCATAGCGAGGTCAATATCCCTGTCGGCACGCTGGTGGGCGCGGGCGATGTGCTGTTTGCCACCATTGAACAAGGGCAGCTGACTGCGGGGCAGCCTGAAACCGCGTTGCTGGCGGAATGCACCACCACGGGCACACGCGGCAATGGCTGGTCTATCGGGCAAATCAATGCGCTGCAAAGTCCGCTGGTGGGCGCGGCGCAAATCAGCGCAGCCAATATCAGCGTGCCCACGGGCGGCGCGGAAGTGGAAAGCGACGAAGCCTACCGCGAGCGCGTGCTGCTTGCGCCCGAAAGTTTCAGCGTGGCGGGCAGCGTGGGCGCGTATCAATACTGGGCGCGGGCGGTGTCGCCTGCGATTTGCGATGTTCATGTGGCGAACGCGGTGGACACATCGGGCAACCCCATCGGCGGCACGGTGGCGGTAACCATCTTAACCAAAACAGGCGCGCCCACCGCCGAACTCATCAGCCAAGTGCAGCGCGAGCTATCGGGCGAAACCAAACGCCCGCTGTGCGATACGGTGCTGGTTTACGCGCCGAAAGTGGTGGACTACACCGTCAACGCCGATTTGGTGCTGTTTACAGGCGCAAACGCCGCCGAAACCAAAGCCGCCGCCGAAGCCGCATGGGCAGCATTTGAAGCCGAGCGGCGGCAGAAGCTCGGGCGCGACATTGTGCCGCTGGATATTTCAGGCTGCCTGAAAGTAGCGGGCGTGTACAACGTCATCCTGCATTCGCCCGCCCACACCATCGTTGCGCCCAACCAATGGGCGCGCTGCACCGCGCTCAATCTGCGCGTGCTGCCCGAGCAGCAGGACGGTTAGCCATGAAATTGAGCTACGCCCAAATCATTGAGCGCGACCAGCGCTACAAAATCCTTGCCGATTTAGGCTTGCGGCTGTCGCTGCTGGACACGCCCAAGCTGATGCCGCGCTTGGTGGATTTGCTCGCCCCCGAACATCTGATTTTGCTGGCAGAAAGCCGCAGCATCTTGAACGAAGACGGCTACTGGTTGGCTGAAAGCGACAGCGCACGCCGCCGTTTGATTAAAGGTGCGTATGAGCTGCACCGTAAAAAAGGCACACCGTGGGCAATCCGCGAGATTGTGCGGCGGCTGGGCTTCGGGCAGGTAGAACTGATTGAGCGCATGGGCAATAAAACCCATAACGGCGAAATCCGCCGCGACGGGCGGTACAGCCACGGGCACAGCGACCGCTGGGCGCACTACCGCATCATTATGAACGCACCGATTACCAACGACCAAGCCGCGCTCTTGCGCCGCACGCTGGCTGCCTTTGCCCCCGCCCGTTGTGTGCTGGCTGCGCTGGATTATCAAACCGCCAGCCTGCGCCACAACGGACAGGCTACACGCGACGGCGCGTTTAACCGTGGCACGGCGTAGGCAGCCTGAAAAATGCAAATGTCCCAATCATCAAGGAAAACACATGGCAAACCTTAAAGAAACCGCCTTTTGGGAAGAAGGCATCTACCAGTTTGAGACCACTGACCCCGTGCTCGGCGGCGAAAACGGTATAGACAACAAACCCACGCGCCAGCTTGCCAACCGCACGGCATGGCTGAAACAAGAACTGGAAGCTGCGCAGCAAAGCCAGCGCAACCGCCTGATTACCGCAGGCGCAGGGCTAACGGGCGGTGGCAATCTATCCGCCGACCGCAGCATTGCGCTGGCAACCCCGTCCACGCTTTCAGGTAACACCGCCAACTGGGCGGGCAACGGCACGGTGGGACATACGCATGAACTCGCCCAAGCCACCGCCACGCTGGCGGGCGTGGTCAAGCTGATGAACACGCTCAACAGCACGGCGACCGATGCTGCGCTGTCTGCCGCGCAGGGCAAGGCGTTAAACGATGCCATCGCGGCAATTAACGCACTGCTTGTAGGCTACACCGCCAACAGCTTTTGCCCCAGCGGCATGGTGATGATTTTTGCAGGCGATTTTGCCCCCGTAGGCTGGCTCAAAGCCAATGGCGCGGCGGTGTCGCGCACAGTCTATGCCAATCTGTTTGTGGCAATTGGCACGCGCTATGGCGCGGGCGATGGGTATAGCACGTTTAACTTGCCTGATTTGCGCGGGGAATTTCCGCGCTTTTGGGATGATGGGCGCGGGGTAGATGCGGGGCGCGGGCTGGGAACTTGGCAGGGCGATGCCATCCGCAACATTGCGGGCAATGCGTCGACTTATACCCAAGACGACATCCGACCCAACGGCGTGCTCGGCATCAGCAACAAAGCCACGCGAGGCATCGTATGGGAGAACAACTGGCAGAACTTCGGCATTCAAGCGCAATTGGATTTTGACGCTTCGCGCGTGGTGCCGACCGCCAATGAGAACCGCCCGCGCAATATCGCGCTGCTGGCGTGCATCAAAATCTAACGAAAGGCAATCAACATGAACTCAATACCTCAAACCAAACCCGTATGCCAACTGGACGAAAACGGTTTCTATATCTGCCAAACCGTTGCCGATGCCGACCCGATGCAGCCTGAAAACTGGCTTATCCCCGCTGGTTGCATTGATACCGAGCCGCCCGAAGTGAAGCCCAATTTAGCGGCAAAATGGCAGCCTGAAAGCAAAACATGGGCATATCTGCCCGACCATCGCGGCAAAACTGCCTACCGCACCGACAATGGGCAGCCTGAAACGGTGGAAACCGTGGGCGAGTTGCCCGCGCATTTAACCCTACTCGCGCCGCCCAGCGAATTGCATCAATGGAACGGCAAGGCGTGGGTGGTGGATAAAGCCAAACAAGCCGAGGCAGAAAAAACAGCGTTTCAGGCTGCCCAAGCGGCGAAGCTGACCGAGCTGGCGAACGCCGCGCAAGCCTTTGTGGATAAGCATGCCAAAACGGATATTGTCCCCGCGTTTGAACAAGAGACATGGGCAATGCAAGGCGCGGAAGCGCGAGCATGGGCAGACGACGACAACGCACCCACCCCCATCTTGGACAGCATCGCCCACCACCGCAATATTGACCGCATCACGCTAATCCGCGCCGCGCTGCGCAAAACGCAACAGTATGAAGCGTTGGCAGCAGGCGTGGCAGGGCAGCGCCAAGCCTTGCAAATGCAGATTGAGCGGGCAAAAACATTGGATGATTTGGCAGCAATAGAGATTGCTTTCAGGCTGCCTGAAATGGGAGGCTAAACCATGACACAGGTTTATTTGGCTTTGTATAAAGGGCGCAAACGCGGCAAAACCCCACGCGAGCAGTGGCAACGCTTGATGGATTGGGCGGTGCGATGGGCAACGAATGGGCAGTACAGCCATTGCGAAATCGCCGTCAAACATAGCTTTGCCGATGACTACCACTGCTATTCCGCTAGCCTGCGCGACGGCGGCGTGCGCAGCAAAACCATGCCGTTGCCTGCGGATAAGTGGGATTTGCTGGAAATCCGCGATGTGGATGCGTATGACAAAGTGTGGGCGTTATTCCAACAAACACGCGGCGCAAAATACGATTACTGCGGCGCGTTGGGCTTGGTGCTGCCGATTCGGCAGGCGCGGCAAAGGTGGTTTTGCAGTGAGTGGTGTGCCAAGGCATTAGAATTAGGGCAGCCTGAAAAGTTTAGCCCAAATCGCCTTGCTCATTGCCTTGCAGGCGGGATAAGAAACATAGGCGGCGTGCGCCGAAAATAGAAAAGTCCTGACATCAGGAAAAGTAACTCAATCAAGAGGCAGCAAATGCAACAAAATTCAGAAAAACAGTTTGACAAGGACAAACAAGGTGCAACTTTTTACAGACAGACAGACAGACGCTAAAACCACGCCCATCATTCCGTGGATGGGCGGCAAACGCCGTCTAGCCAAACACCTGCTGCCGCTGTTTCCCGAGCATGGCTGTTATGTAGAGCTGTTCGCAGGCGGCGCAGCCCTGTTTTTCCTGCGCGACACCCCCGCCCGCTGCGAAGTGCTCAACGACATCAACGGCGACTTGGTTAATCTCTACCGCGTAGTGCAGCACCATTTTGACGAGTTCGTGCGCCAGTTCGCATGGCTGTTCAGCAGCCGCCAAACCTTTGTGCAACTGCAAGCCCAGCCGCCCGCAACCCTAACCGACATCCAACGCGCCGCCCGCTTCTTTTATCTGCAACACAACGCCTTCGGCGCAAGAGTTACAGGACAAACCTTCGGCACGGAAACAACAGGCAAAGCATGGAATGCCACCACCGTCGCCCAAAAGCTGCAAGCCGCGCAAGAGCGTCTCGGCGGCGTGTTTGTGGAAAACGAAACATGGCAAAGCTGCCTGAAACGCTACGACCGAGCGCACACCTTCTTCTACGCCGACCCACCCTACTTGCAAACCGCCGACTACGGCTTAGGCTTTGATTGGAGCGAGTACGAACAACTCGCCCAAGCCATGCGCACCATGCAGGGCAAGATGATGCTCAGCATCAACGACCACCCCGACATCCGCGCCTTGTTTGCCGAATTTAGAATAGAGCGCTTGGAACTAGCATATTCGGTCGGCAGAGAACAGCAAAGCAGGGGCAAACGCGGCGAATTGGTGATTATGAATTACTAAAACAGCAGGCGAGAAAAAAAGGGACGATTGGTGTCCCTTTTTGGTTTTGAGTTTTGCAACAGCATTTCATATTGTGTAATAAAATTGTAAGCGGATTATCTTGCTAATGTGGGCGGTTTTTCGCGCTTGGCATCACCCGACAAATTATTCATACCCGACAAACGCAGACCTATTTATCATAATCCGCGACAACTAAAAACGTCGGGCATCCATGCCGACCTACTTAGGTTTCGCAAAATCCTTAGGCTGCCTATGCGAGTATCAATAGGCAGCCTGAAATTTAAAACATGGCGCGTTGG